TGTTCTCTAGATTGTCCTCTATAAGTTTTTGGAATGCCTCCCTGATTTTGTTGGTGGTCTTGTTGGTCGCACCCTTAGGTTTGCCAGCTGGGTTACCACTTACTCCTTTTTCAAATGCCATTGTATCTGCTTGTATTTTTCAATGATTTCTATTAAGTAACTTTTTATGGTGGGTTTGTTTAAGCCACTCCTTATGATGCTTGACATCTCCGTAGGTTATATGGCAATTCCTACAAAGGGCCATTAGGTTTTCTATTGTGTCAGCTTCTTTACTTCCTCCCATTCCTCTAGCTTCTATGTGGTGGATGTCTACGGCTGGGCGGTTGCATACCTCGCAAGGAATCCAGTCCGTTTCATCGTAGCCCATTTCTTTAAGATAGAGTTTGGTGTGTTTTTTCATAGGTGCATCCCAGTCTTGCTAACTAAGCTAACTCCCCACCATAGCCACCCAATAGATACACAACCTTCGCATATATCAGAGTCATAGGTGATAGAGATGTGGGGGAGCAAATGTACGCTTCCTATATATTTAAAAGTTTCAATGCTCATTTTTTTGATTTTAAAATTTCCTTGACTATTGCTCTATGTGCGCCTCCCATTTCCATATTGTCGTGCATCCATTGAATGTAGGAGGTTTCTAAATCGTTTAGTTTTTTGCCCTTGTGCTTTCCAACAAGCATAATGTGGTCAACTAGCCTGAATGGAGTTGCAAAATGATTTGGAGCTATGAAGTTTTGAAAGAAGGTAGACCTATTTTGGTTCATTCTAGTTCTTGAGCCATAGGTAGACATTTTGTTTTTCTTGCTCATAAAAGTGTTTGCGCTTTAATCAGAACGCCAAGAGAGGTATTACTATCTCCACCCTTTACTCCCATCTTATAGGGTTTGCTTCTGCAAAGGTCTTTTAGTCGTTCCGTTTCAATTAGGACTGCGTATAGAATGTCCTCTTTTTGAATTTGCTCTTGGTAGCTTTTTAGTCTTTGCCCATATTCTGAAGCTGCTATGAGCATCCAGTAATCTGCTTTTGTTGTGGCTATGCCTGAAGGCTTATTTCTTGACTGATATTCTATATAAAAGTTTCCAGTGCGGTAACATCCAAAATCAAATTTGACCTCTATCGTTCTACTGGATAAGAGCTTGCCAATTAGCATTTCTCCAAGCTGGCCCAGCTCAAGGTCATATTTAAAATCATTGTTGTAGTTCACAGCTGGTACACCTTGACATTTGTATGCTCGCTGCTTCGGGTAAGTTCCCTTCCGTACTTGGCTGCCTCTACCTCATACTTGAAAGCTCTTTGTATTCCTTCAAGCCAAGTGTTCTCAGCTACCAGCTTATCATACTGGACAACGTATCTCATTTCTCTTTGGTGTTTAATCCCATCGTTAAGGGCTTATTTTACACTTTGTGGTGGTTTTATCTTACACTTTGAAAAGGTTTGGAGGGGGAAGCAGAAAAGCCAAAAACCTAAAAAATGAAAATCCCCCTCCTCCCCTTTATTGGGCTATTTGGCGGTCAAGCCATCTGCGGTACATATGAGCAGCCATCGCGCAACGCTGGGGCTTGAACCTATAAATAGGCTTCAACCTAGCCATAGCTATGCGTAAAAACTGCTCTTGCAATGTTTCTTTCATTTTAGTGTAGCTCTAAGAATGTAACTATCTAAATCATTGTGCATCTCAAAAAAATGCTTGTATGTTTCAATAGCATTTTTGAGCTTCTTATACCCCTTATTCAAAAAAGAGTTTTCCACATCAAAGATGCCCACATCGCAAGAGTCCTTGTCAATGACTACAAACTGGATGGTGTCCACATCAAAGAGCGTAGTGTAAATAAAAGCCTGAATGTCATACCCATATTTTTCAGCACTCCATTCAAATTTGTCTATCTCCCTTGTGGTTTTAAGGTCAGCCACAAAGCTATATTTCTTGTCGTAGATGTCTGCCTTTGCTCTAAAAGCATAGCCCTCAAGCATTTGTATTTGTGGCACTTCAAACTCTGAGCCACTAAGTACATTGAGTACATACTCATTCCTTAGGGCTGCATCAACTAGCCTCATGTTTTCATCATGCTCTTTGGCAGTGAGTACAATTTTTTTGCTTTTGGCATTGCCTTCTTTAAAGGCTTTGGCTACTCTGCTCTGCACATTGATAATCTCAAACCTCTCATCAAAGAGGTGAGGCTCTAAAATCATTGTGTGTAGGAATGTTCCTATTTGAAGGGCAGTAGAGTTTTGCTCCTTGCCGTTTCTTACAATGTTATTGTAGCTCTTGGGGGATTTCTCCAGCAGCTTAATAGCTGAAGAGCTTAGGGCATTTTTTCCTAAGTGTCCGTAGTAGAAATCGTCATCTACCATTTTTTCCAGTAGGGCTGCCTTGTCCCACTGCTCACCGTTTAATAGTGTAATCATAATTCGTGATAGTCTTCGTAGTTGCACTCAAGGCAGATGCCGTTGTAGTCAAGAACCGTGTAGCAGTATTCGCAGCGTTCAGGTTCTCCATAGGGGTCAGGTGCGCCAAACTCAGAACACATAGCTCAGAAGTTTAATGATTGCGAATGGGGTTAAGAAGAGGGCAGCTATCATAGCATAGCCAAAAGCGTAGGCTTTGTAGTCTTCTAGGGTTTGTGGTTTTTTCACTTTAGTGAGTATTTTGGTTTACTCAAATATACACACTTTGAACAAAAAAACAAATATGTTCAAAAAAAAGAGGGCTACTTGCCCTCTCTCCAGCTTGTGTAACAAACTGCTAGTCTTTGCTCTTGGTCGGGGAACTCCCCAGCTAGCTCACTCATACAACGCCCTATAAAGTCTTGCTGGTCTTCTTGGGCTTGGGGTTTAGGTATTGGCATATCTTAAAAGTTTATATGATTTTAATTCTTTCAGGTCTTCTAGGTGCAGCTTTGTTAGTACATCCTCTCGGCCCTCTCTTTGGTAGAGGTTTCGGTGCGCCTTGTCTTTGGTTACAAAGTCTGCACTTACATTTTCAATGCACCATTCCAAAAGCTCTTGCCTACGGATTACCACAAAACCACCCTCTTCAGCTATGTCAAAAGCTATAAACTCAGCCAGCCCATTAAGCCAACCCTCATCTCCCCTGACATTCTTGAACTCTACCCAAATGGTTTTGGGGTGGCGGTTACCCTTGACATCCACCCCGTACCAATCGGCATCTTTTCTCTTCACCCAGTAATCTATGTGGGAGTAAATGTCTTCTTGAGCAGTTGCCTTTTTGACTTCGTAAGCTATTGCTTTGCAAGCCTCTATAAACCTTTTTTCAGCAAGGTCACCTTGTTGCCGTGAGTAGTTTCTGCGTTCCTTGCTGACCATTTTTTAGATGTGGTTTAGATGCTCTTCCAATAAAGATAACTTTATTTTTATCTCTTGTACTGCATCTCTCAAGTCATAAGAGGTCACAAGGGGCATATTGATTTTCTCCTTATAAGAGTTCCTAGCACTCTCGTACACATTCTTATAAAATTCTAAAGACAAGTCGCGGTGATGCGTTTGCCAATAGTGGCAGATGGTACTGTGCTTTCGGTTTAGGTTTCTACCCAGCTCTATGGTGGTGTAGTTATTCCGCAAAGCATTTACCACTGCCTTTCTAGCTAGGTTATTCATCATTGTTCTATCCTTTCCGCGAATGTCTACTTCAAAGACATCTTCCACTTCATTGATAACTTCACTTATAATGCTCATCTGAAATATCCGTTTTGGTTTCTGCTGGTAAATTTAATCTTTTCCTCTTTAAGGGCATTGTCTAGGTAGTCACCACTCACCTCAAACTTCTTTTGGTTTCTGACATTCTCAAGCACATAGTACCGATAGTGTATGTGGTGGGGGTCTTTGCTTTCATCACACCACTGCATCCATCCAGCTTCACTACATTTTTTGCAGAATGTCCACTGGTAATGAATGACCTTGTACACATCCTTTGTGTCCTTGTTCAAAAGGAGGTCACCCTCCATCGTGTGGCTTATAGGTCTTGGGCGCATCTTTCAAGTTTTTTCTCTAGCTCGTCTACCATCTCTTTGAGCTTAGCCATTTCATAGGCTTGTTTAGCATTCTCTAATCGTGCTTCATTGACCAGCCCATTTATTCTACGCTCATAGTCTATAAAATAGTCTAGGCAAGTGTTAATGTTGTGTAGGTCTAGAATCCAATCAGTGAGGCTATCCCTTAAAAAGTCATTTCCGTTGGATAGGTTGTAAAGACCCTCCTGAACTGCGTGCAGCTTCATTTGGTGGCCTCTAATTATTAGCTCATTCATGCTGCTAGAAAGGGACATCGTTCTCCAGTTTTATAGTGTGATTCATCAAATTCTTTAATCCTATGGTAAAGCCCACATTATTTCTCTCGCTCCTAATCCGTATGGGTTTATCCATTGGCGTAGGTCTGCCTCCAGTTTCAATGTCCTTGACTTTCCGTATGTGAATATCCGTAAAAATCCAATCAGTTTCATGCTGGGTGTATCGGTGTACCACCGCAAACTCATCTGACCTATTGACAAACTTACCTCCACCCTCTACATCAGAAGCCATTGGGGGCATTGGGTGACCCTCATAATCATGCCCCTTTGAGTGCGTTCTCCTTAAAGCTTCCGTAGCTGGGTGGGTATTCAAAATGGTCATTACATTGTTTTTCTTGCAGAATATTCTTATACGGCTGGTAGCTTCGTAATGATACTCATGGGTACTGACCTTACCTAAAGACTTTTGGTTTATGGTCAGGCTATTGTATGGGTCTATTAGAAGTCCCTCAAAAGGCCCTTCATCATAAAGCTCTTGGCAAGTGTCAAGGAGGCTGAAGATGTCATAAAGCACATCGGTCTTAATGAATCTAAAATGTCCTAGCACATAGGCGTGAGCATCATAAAACTCAGAATCTTTAGCCTCTCTTATGGCCTTACCCAGTTTAAACTCTATGAGTTTCCTCTGAAGACTACCTACCTCATTCTCTGAAGAGAAAACCATCCACCTAGTGCCATTCCTTAGGGTATGCAAAAGCATAAGGTATAAAATGGTGTGGGTCTTTCCCACATTGGCATGGCCAGTAATAACAATAAAGTTGCCTTGCTTAAATCTTAGGTAGTCATCAATCTCTTGGTGACCGAATTTGTTAGCCTCTTTAATTTTACCACTCCGTGCTTTCTCTAAATAGTCTAGAGCTTCTTGGGAGGTATAAAGGGCTTGGTGGTGCATAGGTACAAGGA